GGCGTCCTGGGGCAACTGCTCACCCCTGTGCTGAGCGACTTCCGGAAGCGTACTGGCGTAACCGTGGAAGAGAGACATGTCACGAACTGGAACTACAAGAGCGGGGCCTTTTCCGTTGGCAAAGAGATAGAGCGGTTCATGGCCACCCCTGAGAATGTGCAAAGGGTTCCCGTCGTACCAGGGGCCAGGGACGCCCTGCTTGACATTTACCAAACGATGAAGATAGTCATTGTGACCGCCCGCCCGCCCCACGTAGAGAGGGCGACACGCTACTGGCTACTGAACCATGGCTTCCGATGGCCCATGGTGTTCGCGGATGTAAAGCCAGCCGTCCGGGCCGACATATTGATTGACGACAGATGGGAGAACTGCGAGGCCTGGGCCAAGACTGGCCGCTACGCCTACCTGTTCACCCAGCCCTGGAACGCTCAGGCCGTAACCGATGACCTGGTACGACGTGTCTCAGGATGGGAGCAAATGTCAAGGATACTAGGAGGAAAGAAATGAGAGCACTTAGCAGTTTCCCGCGTCCCGCAAGTGGAACCAAGAGGGGCATACACCTGTGGCCCCTGCTGGAGCACCCCACCGGTGTTGCCCTGGCATCGTGGGTTGACCTGCTCGTTCAAATGCACATTGGATGGGCCGTCGTGCTCGACCGCGGAGGCGTAGGCCGTGATGGAAGAACGAGCAGTCAGGAGACTTGTGAGGCCCTGTTGGCCAGGGGTATCGTTCCCATTGTGCGGAACTACCGTGGTGTCCCCAACCCCGGACGGTTGAGCCAAGACGAGCTTGCGGCCGTGAAGGTGCTCATTCGTGCTGGCGTGCGGTACTTTCAACCAAACAACGAACCAAACCTGCCCGGGGAATGGAAGGACGGTCACTGGGTGCCAGGGGGAAACCCCGAAGCCGTGATGGTTGACTGGGTAGAGGACGCCCTGGCCATCTGTTACCAGGGGGGCATTCCCCTTTTCCCACCGTTGGCCCCGTGCGGTCACCACAAGGAAAGCGGGAGCATTCCCTGGCACTCTCGAGCTATCGCCTGGCTCAAACAGAACCGGTTCACGGAGATGGGCCTGCTCATCAACGAGGGTTTGGGTTTGGCCGTGCACGACTACGCACTGAACCACTGGTACCGGGACGAGAAGGGGGTTTGGCATTTTGAGTACCCCAATGACCCCATCGCCCAGGCCAGGGAACCAGGTGTTACCGTGATGGACTATGACAATGGCGTTACCGGTTGGCGTGCCCTGGACAACCTGTTCTCAAAAACGTTCGGCGTTCACGTGCCCATTCTCGCCACCGAGGGGGGTATACCACCGAAGAAGGACTGGTACCAGGAGGACGCCGGATACCCTGGTTACGGTGACAAGGAACAGGCCGAGGGTACCGTGGCGATGTACAACTGGGTCGAACTACAGACGCCACCCTGGTACTTCTGTCTCGCGTCCTGGCTCCTGTGCGACCGGGCCGCCGGGGGCAAGGGAGACTGGGAGGAAAACGCCTGGGTACAGAAGGACAGAACCCTGCCCGTGGTTGAGGCGATGAAAGTTGCGCCACCTGCTCCACCCGCACAGGGGCAACCAACCGTACCGGTTGAAACTCCCGATGCTATCTCCAGGGGGGTACGACTTCGCTCCTGGGAGAGCCGGGGAGTACAGTTCAACCCAGGTGCTGCCCTGTACAAGAAAGCACAGACCGAGAACCTGGGGGCGCCCCTGGGGCCGGAGAAGGAAGCAAAGCTCAGTGGCTCAGGAAAGACCATACTTTGGCAGGAGTACGCCCTGGGCATTGTCTGGTGCTTCTACGGGGACTGGGAAAATGTGGAGGTTGTCAAGTGGTAAGGGCAATTGAGGCCGAGCCGTTTTCTGTGGTAGAATGGGGAACCGACAAAGTCCTGAGCCGCCACGCCCATTTTAACGACGCGACCAAAACCGCAAGGGCTTTGGGACACAATGGGTTCAAAAGCGGCAAGTGGTTCGAACCGGTTGCTTGTGTTACGAACGTGTTGGGGGAGTGCGTCTATAACCCCAAGTTTATAGCCGACTGATTTTGTTCCCCGTGTGCGCCTGGCACCTGCCGGACGCACCAGGGGGGCCGAATCCTCTTCGCCCCTGCGGGCTGGTAACCCGCGTCTTTCCCCCAGGAGTGGGGAGCTTGTCCCTCCCCACTCCACCCCACTTGTAACCAAACTGTAACCAAATGTCTACTATTTTTGCACCAAAACCCCTTGACAAAACCCCGTATAGATGGTACACTCGGTCATACTTGAGCGGGGGGAAAGACAATGAAGTTCACCACGGCGGTAGCAAAGATGGAGAAGCAGGGGTTCCAGGTACACTTTCCGCACAGTGGCCGCGCTTGTGGCAAGAAGGGTTATGCCATTCTGGACGTGTACCGGAACGGCACCGATGACAAAGTGGCAACCATCGTGGGACTGAACAGCAACCAACTGAGCAGTGGCCCCCACGACGACTATAACTGGGGGGCGAGCTTCAAGACGATGGCCCAGGCGCTTCGTTGGGCCAACGGATTTCGTGGTTAAGGGGGAGACAAAATGACAAACCAGGTAAAGGTAACAGGCCCGGAGAAGGTAAGCGTTGTGGAGTGCAGGTGTTTTGAGCCGGTTGCCCGTATTATGACCCCGCACCAGGAGTGGGCCGTTACGATAGTCAAGGATGGCGTTGTGGACGAGGTTCGTTACTACCCCAACCCAGTCGCCGCCCGGAGTGTGGGCAGGAGCCTTGCCCGATGGACACAGGCCGAGTTCGTTGACGAGGCCAGGTCATAATGGACAACCTGCTAAGACAAGCCCTGAACGTGATGGTTGGCCGTGACCCCGACCGTGTTCGTACCCTGAACGGCATTGGGTTCAACGCCTACGATAGCGACTTTGGTCACAAAATGGCCGACTGCTCCACCTGGTCACCACGCCAAGCACTTGCTGTCTGGAAGCTCCTGGCGAAGTACCGTGCTCAGTTGGCCAGTGCTGGCATTGACTACGCCGCCATTCCACAGCCCACCATTCCCGACGACGCAAACAACTGCCGCCTCACCTGGGACGATGGTACCGTGCTCCTGTCCTGTCCGTATAGTGCCACACTGGTAGCCGCGATTCGTGAGCTTCCCCGGCAGGGTCGCAAGTGGAACGCCACCGCCAAGGTTTGGGAGATTGTACCCGACGCCGAGAACGTGCCCCCACTACTGGCCCTGGCCGAGCGGTTCGCTTTTGCCGTAAGCCCCCAGGCCCGAGAAGGGATGGAGCAGGCCCGGGAAACCAAAGCGGCCCAACAGGAACTGAGCCAGGCCGCCGAACCTTCCCTGAGCATTCCCCAGGTACCGGCAACACAACTGGGGGGAACCCTTCGTCCGTTTCAGACCGCGGGGGTTCAATACTGTTTACAGGCTCAACGCACCTTCATTTGTGACGAGATGGGTCTTGGCAAGACCGTGGAGGCCCTGGCAACCCTGGCCGCTGCCGACGCTTTCCCGGCCATCATTATTTGCCCCGCCTCGTTGAAGCTCAACTGGGAACGTGAGGCCCGGAAGTGGTTACCAGGTAAGACCGTGGCCGTGTGGAACGGGGGAGTGAACCGCCTGGCAGACGTGATAGTGGTCAACTACGACATTCTTTCCAAGATGGTGACCGTCAAGGATGGGAAGGTAACGCGCCGCTCCGACCTGGAGCCAAAAGCCGTTGTGCTCGACGAGAGCCACTATGCCAAGAACTACAAAGCCCAACGAACCGCCTTTTGTAAAGCTATTGCCCACAAAGTCCCCATTCGGTTGGCCCTCACCGGCACACCTGTACTCAACCGCCCCCACGAACTCATAAGCCAGCTACAGATACTGGGGCGCCTGGATGACCTGGGAGGGTTTTGGGGGTTTGCCAAGCGGTACTGTGACGCCAAGCAAGGCTCCTGGGGATGGGACTTTTCGGGCGCCGCCAACCTGGCCGAACTGAACGACAAGCTCCGCTCCACCTGTTACGTCCGCAGAACCAAGGCCGAGGTACTGACAGAACTGCCAGCCAAGCAAAGAACCAACCTGTCCGTACCGATTGACAACCGCGAGGAGTATGAGCGGGCCGTGTCCGCCTTCCTGGAATGGCTCCAGGACAACGTAACCGCCCTCACAGGTAGCGCCAAAGAGGGGGCCATGGCCGCCGCTTCCGCCGCCAGGGCCGAACAGCTTGTCAAGATTGAGAGCCTGAAGCAACTGTGTGCTCGCGGGAAACTGGCCGCCGCCCTGGACTGGATTGGTTCCTTCCTGGAAACCGAGCAGAAACTGGTCGTGTTCGCTACTCACCAGGAAATCGTCCACCGAGTGGCCGCCCACTTTGGCGTCACGCCCATTACAGGTGAGACACCCCTGGCCGCCCGCCAGAAGGCCGTAGACGCCTTCCAGAACGACCCCGCCAGCCGCCTCATCGTCATGAACACCAAGGTAGGGGGCCTGGGCCTTACGCTCACCGCCGCCTCCAATGTCGCCTTCCTGGAACTTGGGTGGAACCCCGCCGAGCACGACCAGGCTGAAGACCGTTGCCACCGCATCGGCCAGCAGAACGCCGTGAACGCCTGGTACCTTCTGGCCAGTGGCACCATAGACGACGACATTTACCGCCTGATTGAGCAGAAGCGTGTCGTGGTCAACGCCTCCACGGAAGGGGGCCAGTACGCCGACGTCGAGATGATGAACCAGCTAGTCCAGGCCCTGGCCGCGCCAAAATTGTAACCCATTTGTAACCAAAAAGTTACCCAAAACCCCTTGACAAAATGGGCCAGGGGCGCTATAATAGGCCAGGATAAGGAAAAGGGGAGACAAATGAGCGCCACAACCAAGCCCGCCACATACTACGAAAGAAAGGCCCGAATCTATCGGGCGGAGGCCAGCTCTTTTTCGCCGTCAACGACGTCAAGCACAGCTCTCCGCTCAAGCCCATCGAGCGAGCCAGGGAGATGCAGCGGGCCTGCAATGCCGCCACGGTGCAGTTCAGCGCGTCGTTGGCGCTCGACTTGGCCGCGCCGGCCAGGCCCCTGGGCGAGGAACCGGTGCGCAACGCGAAAGTCAAGGCCGCTGGCACGGTGTCGGTAGAGGCCGAGTTCGGCGAGGAGGAGACCAGTGGTGCCAGCTAGCCCAACCAGGCAGGCGCCTTTTGCCCTGCGCGTTGTTGACCGCAAGGGTGGCACGGCAGCGGTGATCTACCGCCGCCAGGCCAACAACGCCGGCCGAGACCGACTGCGACGTGTGGCCGCGCTGAGCCCCTTGTGCTTTGGGGCGGCGGCGATGATGTTGCGCCAGGCCGTGCTGGCCGGACGAAACGAAGCTGAGGCTGGCCAGAGGAGCGAGGACGTGCTTTCGCGGGGGGCCTTCCACCCGTTGGATGCCGACTGGGGGGCACGGGTGGCCTGCTACGGGCTGCTCGCCGCTGGCCTGCGCGATGGCGAGCGCTTGCTGCTGGCGGCCAAGCACATCCGCCACACCCCGGGCGACCAGGCAGCCTGGTGGCTAGGGCTGCTGGGTCAGGTCGATAACACACGCGCGCTGCGCGCGTTCCGCATCCTGATGGAGGCAGTGCGATGAACCCAAAACGACGCGTACTGATTGAAGACTGGCTGCCAGCCCAGGCCATCGGCGTAGAGTGTATGCGCGAGAACAGCACCGGCCTGCATCCGCCGCCAAACCGCCTGCACGTGTGGTGGGCCCGGCGGCCGCTGCTACGGCTGACCCTGTCGACCAACTCTTTGGACCGCGCCGGCGACCTCATCGACATCGCGCAGCCGTTTGGGGCGCGGGCCCTATGGCTGAGCGTCAATGTCTCGGGAGAGTTGTCGGGCGAAGGCCCGCAAGTTGTTCGCCCGCGGGAACGCCGACAAGGGCGTGAGGGCGCAGTTCCAGTCCAGCGCCAACACAGTTACCGCCCTTGACCTTCGGTTCAGATACTAGGAAATGGGGAGGGACAAGATGAGCGAGAAGAAACTGGCCCGCCGAGTTCTGCGAAGGGTGTCGGGCCAGGGCCGCCGAGTTGGCCAGGCTGGAGCGCCGCATACTTTCAGGTGGAGGGAAGGAATGAGTGAGACAGTAGCCGTTCGGATGAGTGTCCGCCAGGACGACAGGGTTGAGTGCTTCGTCATGGGCCTGAGCGAGGCGGGGGACTACACCTTCCGTGAGCGGTTCGCGGACATTGGTGAAGCCGCCACTTTCGCCGTCAAGAAGGCCCTGGAACACAAAGTCGAACTGCGTGTCTACGAGGTAAGGGGGAAGAAATGACATACCCATACGACGCCGAAGCGCCCGAACACGTTCGCCGCCTTTGCGGGGGCGACTGTGACTTGTGTACCGTCAAGCATTGTGACTGTGTCACGGAAGAAGAGGAAGAGGAAGAACCCGACAATGAACTGGCGACAGGGGCCGCCATCGAGAAGCTAGAGCGCCTGTACCGCTCCCAGGTTACCGAGGAGGAATGGGCCGCCCGCCTGGCCGCCTTCGACGCCCAAGCCCCCGCCCGCGAGGAGCTTCTAGACTGCGTAGGGGCGAGGAATGCTAATCGAGATTACCCCGCCCACTGGCACCAGATACGTCGCAGACGTTTCGTCCAGCGTCGCCGCCGAACTGGCCCACAGGAACACCGTCCGCCCCCTGGCCATGGCCGTGCTGGAAGCCGCTCAGCCAACCGACACAGAACTATCCGAAACAGTGGCCGCCCTGGACGCCTGGTTGCAGACCGAATGCGAGAGTGGCGCCATAGACACAGGCAACCCGCCCTCCGCTCACGCCCTGGCCGCCCGCTGGAAGGTTTACAGCAGGAAGGCCATCCGCGCTCATGAAGAACTTGTGGCCGCCAGGTACGAACAGGAACAGTTCCGGTTCCAGATGACACTGAACCCCCTGACCATGGCCGCCCATGTCCATGCCATCCACGTCATACAGGAAGTGTTCAGCGCCGCCGGAGAACCGACCGAATGTCTTTCCGCCGCCAGGGCCATGACCAGGGCCGCCGCGGAGAAGAAAAGTTGAGCGCCCTGGCGAACCCCTGGTCACCACTTGGGGCGAGGGGTGGCCGGAGGGAACCAAGGCCCGGAACCTTTTGGCGCTGCCCCACTTGTGGCTACTGCCTCACAGACGCCGTGATGGTACAGGCCCGTCAGGACTTTGGGTGTACAAGGTGCGGAACACCATTTTGGAAGTTCACGATGGAAACCCTGGCGCAGGGGCCGCGCCCCGCAAAAAGGGGCGAAAAGTGACGAAAAAAGGCCTTTTACCTCACTCTGGTGCGATTCTAGCATGGCCCAAACGCAAATCCGAGCGAGGATTTCGCGCTACGCACGGTTATATGGCCCACCTTCAGAAAGTGGTCTAGAATCGCATTGTGGCAATCGTCGCAAGAGAGAGGAAATGGAGGAGCCAAAACCATGAAACCACCCCGCCCCAAGCCCATTTACGCCGGAACGCCGCCCCGCGTCGTCGGGACAGTGGAGGGGGGAGTGTTCACCAAGCCCGTTCACGGTTCGCGCCACATGCTACTCAGCCCCCTGGCCTGGTCAATGGACGTGGTAACTTTCCAAGAGGCCCTGAACGCCGGAGCCGACTTTGTGCTCATCCAGGACAAAGACACCGGAATCGAGTACAGGGCCAGCACAGAGACAATCGTCAAAAAGGGGTTCCGACTTGACAGGGGCCATGGCCCTCAGGTAGCATTGGGCCTGGCCCACTGGGAGGCCACACCACCCAAGCCCGTCCAGAGGAAACTATGGTAAACTGCCTGACGAATGTTCATACCCGACACTGGCTCACCATCCCATTCCCGCCCAAGGCCCCCGCCCATGCCCGCGACCATGTAGAATCAGTCTGCCGCCTGTACAAAGAAAAGTACGGGGCCGCCCCGCCTTGGGTCGTGACCCCGTACTATCTGTTTCGCACTATCGCCTTGTCGGAAGGCCGCCCCGACGAACCGCAAAGTTTCTCGCAGGCCGTGTTGGTCGGAGAGACTTACGTCTCATGGGCGCCGGAGGTGACCATGTTCACCCTTGCTGGCCCCCTTCCCAACTTGGGGGTTCCACCTTTGGCTTCGATGCCGGAGCGACCGCCCCCTTCTTGACCACGAAGGTATACCAAATCTGTGAAATGAGCCACACGCCCGTCGGCCACAACTGTTCCAGCCAGGCCGGGATGACGATACCCCTTGCAAGCAATAAGTTGGCAGCGATGGCGGCAACAGCCGTCAGGAGCACCGAGGCGATGACCGCGGCCTTGTCCTTGATTCGCGGGAACAACGCCTTCAACCCCTGGAGCGCGTACGACGCCACCACGCCCAGGGCCGGGAACGACGCCAGCCAAAGCAGAAACGCGATAACCTTGCTATCCATTCTCTTCCTCCTCTGGAGATTGAGCAGGGCCAGGCCCCACTCTCGCCGGAACCTTGTAAGCCGTGGTTAACCTTGACAGCTTGCCGAGCTTCCTGTACACCCGAACAGGTACCAGGCGTCCGGCCTTAACCGCCCGCCCCACCTTTCGCCTTACCGTGTACACTGTCATTCCCGTGTCCTGAGCCATTTCGTTGATGGTGTAAGCCTCCAGGTCTTCGGTTACGTTCTCCAGTTCCACGGCCGCCAAAATCTCGGCCAAAACCTGTTCCCTGGTTACACCTGCTACTTCGTGTCCGTCCACGGTTCCCTTTCTGCGGCAAAGTGCCGCCGTGCATAGAAATTATACGTCCCGTTGTCGCAAAAGAACAAAAGCCCTCCCACTGGTTCCACGTCTGCTCCAACACCGAGCCGGAACCCAAAGCTCGTCGTCCACTGCCACGGGGGAGCAAAGAACACCCGTGGTCGCGTTCCGTCCCCACTGTCGCCGTAGTAGTGAACATGGGCGCGAACCACTACGTCGGGGATTCGGAACCCCTTTGTGGCCGCCTCATGCAGAATTATGGCGCTCTCCCGCGCCAGGGCCGATTGCTTCGTCCAGGGGCGCATGCCGTAAGTATGCGGGTGATGCCCGACGTCGAACAGGACACCTTCCACCAAGAGCGGAAGGTTCCACCACGCCCGAGAGTACGTCTCGCTGTCCTCCTCCGCGCCTATCAGGGTTCCAATCTGGTCTTCCATCCACCCCTGCAACCCAGTGTGGGCCGCGGTACCGCGTACAATGAACAACTTGTCAGCCACTTCTCGAGCAGGAGCCAGGACGTCTACCGCCGCCTGGAGAATGTCGCTTTCCTTGTGAGTTATCAACCCGGCCTTGTTCCGCACATTGACGTCCACCATATCTCCAGGGAACACCGCGTAGACCTTTGCTCCGGTTTGCTCCTTCATTGTCCGAACGTGCGCCCAGTCCTTCACCCAACACTCCCAACTTGCCTTCTGAGCCGGGGATTGCAGGTGCGCCGAGCCGCGTTCTCTACGAAACACCGGCGGACAGAGCCCGACCAGTGAGTTGACGTGCAGGTCACCGTTAATGGCTACAATTGTACTCATTTCCCGAACGTAACCTTGGCCGCCAACGCCCCCAAGACGACCCACTCCAGAATCTTTGTGCCAAAGGCTACCACCTGTTTCCAGTTATCCTTGTGACCCTCCTCTGTGACGCCAAGTTTCCCCAACTCCACGTCGTGTTTGCCCAGTCGTTCCTCGTGCTTGTTCACACACTCGTGAACCCATTCGAGCCGCCCGTTGAACGCATCCAGTTTCACGCTCAGGGCCGCCAAGTCGCTCCGAATGGCGCCCAGGCCCCCATTGGAGATGGCCCCCACCTGGGCCGCCAGGTTTTCTATTGCATCCAGCACCTCTCTCTGTGTTACCATTGGTTCCCCCTTTTGTTTAGAATATCGCCGCGTAACCCGCGGGGGCTACAGTGATGGCCATATACGGGTCAGAGCCGGTTCCCGCATAGTCAGCCGTCCGGGCAAAAACGTACTCGTTTCCCGACGGTTGCGTTCCATCCACGTCCCTACTGCTGACAAGCGTGTACTTGGTGTCGCCTGTCTTGTTCACACCCGCGGGCGTGACCGCCAAGCTATAATACGTTCCCGCCGTCCAGGCCGTGGCCGTGTCCTGGAGCGTCCCTTCCAGTGTGGCGCTCCCGCCATAAGCTCCGTCGTAGTTTGCCTCCTGGTTACCGCCGCCCAGGGCCTCCGCCCAGGCAAAGCGATACACCTTGACTAGAAAGTCCGTGAACGAGAGGTCGCTATCCGCACAGACGTACAGGGTGGCCGTCTCCACCGAGAACGAATCCGCAATGGCGCTTGTGTCAAAACTGAGATAACCCCTGTACACCGTGAAAATCACACCGCCAGAACAGTTCTGTCCCACCCGAAGAGTGGTTGAGGCCGTGTCCGTCGCCGTAGAGGTGCTACGGGCCGTGGCATACGTTCCGTTGTTTTGACCGTAGATTTCACCGTCCGCGGTTTCCCCAGGGTAGTTAGTGGCAACACCGAGCATAGCGCCCCACACCCCGCCACTATACGGAACCAGGTCAACAGTCAGGGCCGGAACCTGGTCGTCCTGCCAGTCCCACTTTGTTATCTTCTCGAGCGCGTTAGCCCCCACCTCGGCCAGTACCACCGGGCGCACTGGGTCGGCTATAACCTGGAGCGTTACGCCCTTAAGCACAAAGTCCTTAACAAGAAGGGCGTCCCGACGCACCTGGTTAACCGAGGCGTTGGGCAGGTTTGCCACCTTTTTCCGTTGGCCCCATCTTCCCTTCCAAATCACGCCCCCGAGCGTGTATGCCTTCTCCACCCCACGACGTCGCACCACCAAGAACGGGGTTGCTCGAAGGTTTTGTGCGGCCCATACCTGGTAACCAGCCGCAACCATTTCATAAGCAAAACCGGGACGAGAGGAAAGTTGCCAGTTCGTGTCTACTTCGTGCCACCGGCCAGCGTCCCAAAAATGGACGGGTTTACTGTGAACAATGTAGGTACGACACGATGTTTGCTCGTGGTGGAAGCACTTGCCGTACTCCCACCTGTCACCAGTTACTTCTTTCACGACACTTCCACCGTGTACTCGCCCTCCAGGTTGACGCTCAGGTCGGCCCCCGCCGTGCCTAAACCAACCTGGTCTACGTCCACCGTTATCTTGGAACCGTCGGCAATAGTGGTGTCGTCAAAGGACGTTTGGGTGCCCGTGGTTTCGCCGTCCACTATCTTGACACGGTTCGCCTGGGTAGAGGCCCAAATGGAGGTGCCGCCCTCGTTGATGTCAAAAATAAGGTCGGCGCCCGCAGGGCCTGTCTTGGCGCTTACGTCGGCACGCTTCAGCGTGAGGGTAGGCCCCCTGTACGTTATCTCGCCGCTCTTGTTTGTGCCAGTGGACGCCGTGCCTGGTATCCACCAAAACAGGCACCGAGTTCCAGCCGCCGCCTTCAGGGCCGTTAGGTTGTCCTTCACGTGCGTGTTCATAATGGCCGCCGTGACCGTTTCGCCAGTGACCCAGGTTCGGGGAGCAGTCCAGGCCATTATCCACCGCCTTTCTCGCGAACGCCCCTGTACAGGCCGCCGTCAACTTCACAGCGCCAGTTCTGGTAGCTCACACGTTCCCCCGCCAGGCTCGCTTCTATCTTGTCCACGCCTTCGGGGAACAGGACTTCCACCGCCTGGCCGCCATTCCCCTCCATTTCGCAGGAGAAGCAGAAGAACAGGCGCTCTTTCTTGGAAACCAACTCTGACCCGTTACAGAACGGGCAGTCGGCCAGCCAGCGCCCCCAATCAATCCGGGCGTACACCTGGCGCCCCTCCACCCCCGCGATGCGGATACGCCGCCTCCGGGCCATGGCCGCCCGGAGCGCCGCCGCGTCCGGGAACCCCCGCTTCTTTGCGTCGTCATCCGCGTCCACAATCGGGTGAACCACCTTCTTATCCGTCACGAACACTTCGGCCACGAGCGCCCCCCTTTCAGCTAGAAGCCCAGTACCGTCGTGGTGCCAAGTTCTGTAGCCCCATCCACCCCAAGCTCCCAGAAAGAGCGATTGTCCTTCGGTTCCAAGGTCATTTCCAGCCACAAGTCCTCGGCGGAAACACCTGTCCACCACGTCAGCCCCCCGATGTAGTAGACGCCATCTATGCCGTAGGACGGGGCCGTGAGGGTAACCAGGTTGAACAGGTCACGCGAATACCACTCATGGACGCCCTCCAGCAAAATGCTTCCGCCGAGCATGTTCGGGTCTGTTCCCAACAGGTGCCGAACCTTCAGCTTTATCGCCGCCTGGGGGTCTTTCCAGAACGACAGAAGGGCATTGGCGTAGTCCGTGGCCTTTGATACGGACTGTATCCACGGAGTGTCCACCACCACGTCTCTCACCCCGTAGGCCGCCTGGGAAGTGGCGTCCTCGGCCACTACAGCAACCTTCTCCACGGAAATCGGCTTGCCGCGAACCTTCAGTAGCGTCACGAACAGGGGCGTCGTGGCATGGGTATTGGACAGAACCAACTTGGCTTTCTCGGCGTAGACCGTGGCCGTGACCGTCAGGTTGGAAGTCATATCCGCGCCACCGCCGCCCGCCTGACTGTTCGCCGTGTAGTCAGTGGTAGCCACTGGCGATGCCACGTCCGACGCCGGAGCAGGGTTCCCATCTCCGTCCTCAAAATAGGCCCAAGTGGTATACGACGCCCCTGGCGCTATCTCCAGCACTTCCAGGAGCCGCCACACCTCGCCAAGAGAACCAAGCGAGTAGGGGTAGGCGTTCACCGTCACTCGGTTGTAGAGGCTTTCCCACGCCTGGCCCACTTCCATGTCAACCACGGAATCCTCGTCCAGCGCCCACTCCGTCGCCACCGCCTGGCCGGAGTAGTGTAGATTGTTGCGGCCGTACAGCTTCAGGTAGCCACTTGGGTCGGCCCACAAGGCGCCCAACTCACTGTCCACAATGGAGCGGAGGAGTGGCCCCGCCTTGCTATCAAATGGCCAGAAGTACGTCGTGGAGGACGTGAGGCCCGCCGTGTCATAGTTTACGTCCTCGCCTATCGCGTCAAGAACCGCCAAAGCTATGTCGTCGTTCGTGTCCGTTTTGAGCGCGATGGAAACCTGGCGCTCCTCCACCGTCTTCAGTCTGTCGTAGGCCACGATGGTAACCGTTCGCTCCCCCAGGCCGCCGCTCGGGAAAATGTCTTGTATGACACCCCGGAACAGGTACGCTATTTGTGGGGGGTCGTCCTGGTCGAACTGATACATTCCCACCCTGATAGACTTGCCAGGCGTCACGTCCGGATAGATGGCGCTCCCAGTGTTCCACGGAGAGAACCTGTCCGTGTAGTTATCCAGAACGAGAGTACACTTCCCCGCCGAAATGGTCGCGAAAGGGGTGCTCCGCCCGCGCTCCACCCGAACAGACCGGAAGTAGGCAACTTCGTCTATTTCCGAGGAGCCGTCCCAGGCGATTTTCACGAACCAAACATGGTCAGCCATGGGGTTACCGCCTGGCCTCACTCCGCAAGACGTCAACGAGAACAGGGGCAATCCGCTCCCTGGCCTCCCGCTCGTCAGCAAGGGACAGAACAGGAGCGTAAGTGAAATGAAGATGCGTCGAACCACGCGCCACCCCTCCCGCAAGCGTAGTGAGGGCATTCGACAAGAAAGCCCCCTGGCCGCCGTAACCTTCGGAAAGGCCGATATTGAAGCCCTCAGCCGTAAGCCGCCCAAGCTCCTGCGCCACCCTGGAAGGACTGGCGATTCCCAACGCCTTTCGGATGGCCTGGAGGGCCGCGTCGGACATGCCAGTAGCCGCCGCCACAACCTCCGCCCTCACGTCGTTCAGCCCCTGAATGAACCCCTGGCCGATGGAGTAGCCAGCGTCGTAGCCGCCAGTGTACAGGCCGCGCAAGGATTCCGCCATGGACTTTCGGAGGGCGAGGAGCAGCTTTTCCATGGCCGCCTTCACGTCGTAAATGCTCTCGGCGATTCCGCCCAAAATGCCCCCCACGTCCGTAGGCCCTTCTTTCCCCAAGGCCCCCCAGGTCTTCAGCCAGGAAGCGATATCCCTGGCGAACGAGGAAGTGGCCGTGCTCATAGAGGCCAGAAGCCCGCTAGAGCCGTCCAGGGCCACGTCCACCGCGCCCAGGTTGTCAGCCATGTCCGAAACAGCGTCCAGCAACAGGTTCAGAAACTCGTTCAGCTTGTCCCGGAACCGCGGATGGCCCCGCACCCAGTCCAGGCCCTCTTGGGCCATGGTGTTCATCGCGTTCAGGAGCCAAACTATGTTCAGGTGAGCGCCATAGGCCGTTCCCGCCGCGCCGGACAGGAGCGTCTTGCTCGTGGTCAACATTTCGCCCAGGGGAACCAGGGCCGCGTTCCAGTCAACGAAGATGGGGCCAAGTTTGTCCCGGAACACCGTAACCAGGCTCACGATGCTTTCGCCCTGGTTTGACATGTAGCCGTTCACGTCCTTCATCATCCGCACCAACTGTTCCAGAACGCCCTTTACGAAGCCCGCCGCCAGTTTCGCCTCGGAAACAGAGCCGGAAAGGAGCGTCTTGGCCGTGCCGAGGAGCGGGGCCAGTGGTTTCAGGGCCTCGTTCCATTCTTCCAGAACGGGGGTCACACTGTCCTTGAAAGAGGCGATAAGTGGGGCCAGCCACTCCGCGCCAGTGACGTAGCTTTTCACGTCCTCCATGATGGAAGCCACGTTGGAGAGGAACATGGTCACGTCCAGCTTCACACCCTTTACCTCATTGGCCGCCAGGCCGAGGACGCCGTTGATGGTTGACATAAGTGGTTGGAGTGGTTTTATCACCTCGGCCCACTCCGCCAACTTGGGCGTAATGTCCGTCTTGAAGGCCGCCACCGCGGGGGCCAGGAACTCCGCCCGCGCCCCAACGTAAGCCGAAACCTGTACCATCAGGCCCAGGGCGTTATCGAAGAACGTTTCCACCGACAGCTTTACGTCCTTGACCTCATTGGCCGCTATGTCGAGAACACCTTTCACCGTCGAGAGGAGCGGTTGAAGTGGCGCCAGCGCATCCCGCCATTCGCCCAGGAATGGGGTAATATGCTCCGCGAACCCCGCCACAAAGGGCCGCGTCTGCTCGTTCACGTCAGAAATGTAGAGCCACACGTTGTCCATCACCCCGACCAGGTTCCCGAAGAAGTCGAATACCGACAGCTTGGTTTCCTTGGCCTCATCGGCCGCCAGGTCAAGTATAGACTTGGAAACAGAGAGAAGCCCCTGGAGCGGCTCCAAGCTATCGTTCCACTGTTTCAGGAAGGGGGTCAACTGCTCCGCGAACAGGGCCACGAACTTCTGAGTGGTGCTCCGGGCCGAAAAGACGTAGTTACCCACCTGTTCCATCATGGACGTGATGGCGCCAAGAAGCTCCGCTACCGTGGTTTCCGCCTGGGCCGCCTTCTTGGAAAGGGCCGCCGTGATACTGTTCCCTGTTTCCAGCAGGGAAGCCATGGGGGCCAGCCCCGCCGCCCACTGGCTCAGGATGGGAGTAATGTCTTCCGCGAACCAGGCGAAGAACTTGCTATCGGCCTTCCACTTCCCGCTGATGAACCCGCCTACCGCCGTGGTGATGCCGTACAGGGTTCCAAGGAACCCCTCCACGCTACCGAGAACCTGTTTCCCCTTGTCCGAACACAAGCCGAGGATGGCCTGGCCCACGTCGAAGATAGAACGGATGGGTTCCAGGCCGCCAACCCAAAGCTCCAGCGCCGCCTTGACGTCAGTGGAGAACCAACCGAGGAACGCCTTTTCCTGCTCCCACTTGGTCGCCATCCAGACAGCTATCTCGTGAGAAATCCCCATGATGGAATCCAGGAAGGCCCCCAAGTCCATCTTCTTTTCAGGCATGTCCGCGCCAAGCACGTTCATGATTCCCTGCATGTCCTCCACGACAGAGCGGAGAACCCCTGTCATGGCCGCCATGGGTTCCAGCTTGTTCTCGTCTATGCCGATGGCCAGGCCCTGCATGAGCGCCTGGCCGAACTCCTGGAACAAAGTGGAGGGGGAGTGAATGCCGAGGAAATTGGCCACCGCGCCTACAGCGCCCTTGACCACCCCCACAGCCGCATCAAGAACAGACTGGGCCTTTGCCTTCACGCCCTCAATCAGGCCGTTGATAAGGTTCTCGCCAGCCGTGACGAACTCGGTCACCTTTTTGCCGATGGCGTCGGACACGTTGGTAACCGCCGTTTGTACTGCCTTCGTGATTTCGGGCCAGGCCGTTTCGACCAGGGCCTTCAGCGCCGCCCACAGGGAGTTCCAAGCGTTCGACAGCATGGGGAGCGCCAACTCCAGCAGGCGCTTCAGGGTAGCCAGGCCATTGGACAACAGGGTTTGGACGCCCGCCCAAGCCGTGCTGAAAATGGACTTGACGTCGTTCCACACGTCGCTCCAATTGCCCAGAATGGCGTCCAGGACAAGCCGGATGACGCCCTGTATCACGGAAAGAACCGTGTCTATGGTGCCACGAACCAGGTCAAAGGCCGAGGAAATCACCCGCAGAATGTTCTCGCCGTGTTCCTCCCAAAATCTGGCCAGGTTCTGGAGCGCCACGCCAACCACTTGCTGTATACGGGGCATTATCTCACGGATGAAGTCGGCCAGCCCCTGGAACTTTTCGCCCGCCCATTCGAGCGCCTTGGAAAGCTCGTTCATCAGCCAGGGGGCGACGTCCGCCACAAACTTGCCGACAACTTGGGCCGCCAGGCCGAACGTCTCTTGGGCCATGGCCGCCCACTGAGAGAACATGGCTACTCCGTCGGACTGGAACCAGGCCACAAGCCCCGACAGGAAGCCAACCACTTCCTGTATGGTGCCGTTGGCGATGATGGCGAAACTGGTGAGGGTCGAGGCCGCGTCCGGGCCGAAGGCCGTGTTCAGCCCTTCCCAAACGGAACTCCAATCGCCGCCGCCGCCCAAGATGGCGAACATTTCCTGGCCAGCCGCCACAAGCCCGCCGAAGGCCGTTTGTAGCTCCGCCAGGGCACCGCGAACCGCGTAGGCCGTGTCCACCAAACTGGCCGGAAGAATGTCCTCCCAGGGGAAGTCCACCCCTCCGGTGAACAGGGCGCCAACCGTGTCCATGACCGTCTTGGCAACCTGGCCCGCCTGGCCGAAAAAGTCCATCAGCCCGCGCCCCGCCGCCGCGATGGACGGAACCGCCCTGTCCACAAGGAAGGACGAAAGCCCGTCAATCCAGGTCAGCAACTTGGGGCCAACCTGGTTCGCTATTTCCGTCAGGGGTTTGAGGAAGGCCGACAGGACTGGCAACAGGGCCAGCCCAATGCTATCCTTCAGGTTCTCGACCAGGGTGGAGAAGGTTGCCAACTGTTGCCCCGCCTTACCAGTCACGTCGGGCATTTTGGCCGTGTTCGCCGCCAGCTTCTCCATCACGACCTCAGTGAGGCCCGCCTGAATCTCCGTCTTGGCCAGGGCGTCGGCTTCCTTGCCGAACATTTTGGCCGCCCGCGAGGTCGCTTCTTCGAGGGACACCTGTATGCCGAGGTTGTCCAAAATCATGGGCGAGACGCGCCCCACGCCCTTGACCAGGCTACTCATCATGAAATCCATGGACTGGCCAGTGGCCGCCGACACCTTTTGGAGGTACTGCATGGCATTGGGAAGGGTGTCGGCAAAGTCCTTGGAAACGAGCATGGCCGCCTGGTTGTAGTTCATCATGAGGTCTACGTCCTTGACCATGCCCGAGGAGGCGGCCCGAAGCGTTTCCAGCATCTTCGAGCCGCTCCCCGCCACACCGTCAAACGCCTCTTTGATACCCTGTACTGGGATGGCGTCTACCGCCAGTTTGGTCAGCGCCGCCGCCGTACCGACAATCGCCGTTCCAGCAACCGCCGCCGCCGTACCAAGCCCGCCCAGGCTACCGCGTATAGAATCAAGGCCCTTAGAGGCCTCGTCCTTCAGAGAAAGGACAAGGGCCAGCGCCAAAGCCTCATTTCCCACGTGCCTTCCTCCTACTCTCGCGGGCCGCCTTTTCGGCCTCGTACTTCTGCCGTTTGGCTACCGCGTCATTCCAAAGCAACTGTCGGCAGTACCACAGTGTTCCTTCCTCGCCAAGCTCCTCTATCTGCCAGGGCGGAAGGCCCCACTTCTCCGCTACCGCCAGGGTGTCTACCCAACCTGGGACGGTTCTGCCACCACACTCTCCCCAGGCCCGGAGCCGTTCTCGCTCGACAAAGGGACGAGCGCTTCAGCTACCCCCTGGTTCGCCTTCTTCACCGCTTCCAGGATTTCGTTGAACTCAGGCGTCGTCAGCCCGTCAAAGTCCTCCATTGTCCAGTTTGACACCTTGACCAGGGCCATTTCCAGCTTCTCCAGAAGGTCGAAATTGTCCAGCCCCGCCCTGGCCATGCGGGCGATAGACTTCTGCTCGCCCAGGGTCATCGGCCTGACGACAAACGCCTTGTCGGGTTTCATCCAGCCTCTCCTTTACGTTAGACTTGACAACTGGTTCACAACGACGATTTGGAAATTGTTCGTACCGTCGAACAGCACCTCAAACGGGAGCCGAACCACGTCGTCCCCATCCTCGTCCTCCACCTGGGGGACTTCCGTGTACTTGATGGGGGCGTCAATGACCAGGCTCTTGTAGGTGTAAGCCGTTCCAGCCGTAGTCAGGGCAGAACCCTCAAAGACCATGCGAACCAGGCGCTTCGTCTCGGCCCTGGCCGCGTTGAGTTCGGCCTCGCCAGTGGCGTCGTGTTCCAGGATGAGGACGCCAGTTATCTTCGGCTTCTGTTGCTTGTGAGCGTAGAAGTACAGGTTCCCATCGCCAGTGTGCACCGCCCGGAAACCACTGTCGCCCGTAAGCTCAAAGCCCAGGAAGGTTCCGGATTTCAGCGTGGTTCCCATGGTTGTGGCGTCAATGTACAACTTGCCCTTGCCGAACAGGATTTCCTCGACCGTTGGGATGGCCACACTGGCCGTAAACTCGGCGTCCGTGGCCTGGCGCCCCACTACGGAAGCGCCCATCTGCAGGGCCTCGCCATGGCTTCCGGACAGGCGCCACTCGGTCACGAAGGAGTACTCCATTTCGTCAACCCGCGTGTTGTCGCCCTGTTCGATGGTCATTGTCAGGGGCGTAGCCTGGGCGTTCGTGCTCAGGTTGTAGGTGTAGATTTTCCCCGAACCCGAACCGTCGGCTGAACCGTCCACGTCCTTCATCAGGCCCATGGAGAGAATGTACGGCAACTGTTCGAACGTCGCCGGAGTGTCCTCCAGTTCCAGGGCCGCGCCAAGTTTCGCCACAAAGCTCCGGCCGTCGCCCACGAACAGGCCGATATCCTCTTCCACAATGACGATTTCCCTGGCGTCCTTGATGACACCGTTCCCGCGCCAAACCGTGGTAGCCGCCACAGCCGTTCCCGCCGTGGTTTCCTGGCCCAACTGAATCTTGCGAAGTGCCTTCACTCCATAAGCCATAGTAGCGCCTCCTTTACTGCTTGTCTATGTACATCACACCGCTTTCGTCCACCTTTTCGGGATGCTCGTTGACGTAGCGTTCAAACCGTTCTTTGTCCACCCATTCTACGCTCATATGCGGGGACGTGCAAGTCGTGTCACACCACTGGGCGACCCCGTGCTCCAAACACTGCACGCCAAACCAGGTGTCCTCGCTGGGAAAACTGTACTCCTCCGCCCTGTCATAGTTGTACTTGAACCAGGGGCAAGGTATTCGCTCGAAAGCCTCCCGAGCAACCAACATCGCACAGGTACCCAGCAGGTGAACCCGCACCAACCCCCTGGGCATATTGGGAATGGCAAAAGGCCGTTTGTTCTTGTCCAGGAAGTAGACGTTCGGTTCGTATGGCGGCCCCCTGCGATAGTTCAGGCCGCCAACCACCCATTTTCCCCTGTCCTTCTGGACATGGCGGATGAGCCGCGCCGCCGTGTCAGGCGGGTGATTGTGGTCAACGTCCAGCATGAGCAGATGGGTAAACTCCGGGTGTTCCAACAGGTGCCGAGCCATGGTGTTCCGCGCCAAGTCGGTTCGCGTGTATGGAAGGTAGCAGAAGGCGAACCCCTGTTGCGCGAACGAAATGCGTGAGTACTCGGTTTCACTTGGGAGCGCCCGCTCCAGGGGCATGCCGATGATGACCGCCACTTCCGTCTGCGGGGGCCGTGGCTCCACTGGCAACTGGAAGGTTCCAGTGAACCGCCCGAACTTGTCCGTCTTGTCCTCTTGTAGCGCCAGTTCAGCGCCGTTCTGAGTGGCCAGCGTCCTCATTTCTTCCTGGTAGCCCGCCCATTGTAGGTCGTCACCCATCCACCACCCGCCAGGCTTGACCATGGCGATGGACGCCCGCGCCTGGCGCTCGCGAGTGGCAATCCCCGCCAGGTCATAGAACACAAAGTCGAATTGCGCTTGGGGCCGCTCGTCCCAAGTGGCCCAAGCGCCCCCGCCTACGCCCTTCTCCTCCGCGTAGGCCTTGCTCTTGGCCAGCCAGTCCGGGTCAGTGTCCAGGCTCGTAACCTGGCCGCCGTTCTCTTTGGCCCAAAGCCGCAACAGATAGGAAGTGAACCCGCTTCCACAGTCACAAAGCGTTGCGGGGCGCACCCGCTCCAATTCCCGCCAGATACTTTCCACGACCTCCCACCCAACCGCGTACTGCGGGAGCGACACGTTTGTCACGTACTGGCCATGGTCAGCCCGAACCGCTTCGAAGTCCACTGTTCTCCTTTACAAGACTGTGAATTTGTAGGTAAGCTCCAAGTGGTAGCCAAGCGTCTGGACGCCGCCCCACTCCATCGCCCGAAAGGACATGTACAGCCGATTGAGGGAATTGGTCACGCCCCCCAGGGTTGGGTCGGCAACCAGGGCCGCCCGCGCCGTGTCACCAAAGCCGCGAACCGCCGCTACGTCATACGGAAGGTCTTTCCGCGCCACATGAATCTCCGCTATGACCGTGTCCAGCGTGTAGCCCCAAGTGGCGTCCACAGGGTTGGCGTCCCCTTCGCTCCACCAAACCACCGCGAAAGGGAAGGCCGTCATTTGCTCCGCAGGTTCGTCGGGGGCGAACTTGATGCCCGAAAGGGCCCTCAGTTTGGCCACAACCGCGTCGGTCACTTGCTGTATTGTGGTTGCCATCACTTACCCCCAAGCTCCGTTCCTATGTCAAACAGGCAATCCTTCCCCGCCTTGCGGAACTCCGCCATGGCCTCCTCCACCGCTTTCCGTAGATACATGCGGGGGGCCAGGCCGCCCCTCATGGAGATAATCCGCGCCACTTGCCAGCCGCCCTTGAAGCCGTGGCGCCTGGCCCACACGTTGAGCGCCCCCGCCGGAGGATTGTGTTGTTCCTTGTGAGGGCCAGGGAAGTCGCTCAGCCGCCCCGTTCCAAACTCCATGTACGGGGCGTAAAATACGTTCGTGCCAACTTTGGCCCAATGCGGAACCGCGTTCTTCGTGTCCAGCACAAATGTAATGCTAGAGCGTAGGCGACCAGTGTCAACAGGCGCCCGCGTCTTGGCCCTGGCGACCACCGCCGTGGCCATCCTGGTCAGCATGCGGGTCGAGGGCCTGGCGATAACCCCCGCGTCGTGTAGTTTGGCCAGGGCCTTGTCCAGTCCTTCTATCGTGACAACCGTGTTCGCGCTCACGCCAGGCCCCTCACCCGCGGGCGATTGAAACTTTCCAGCAGCTTCTTCACGTCCGGGTCAAGCGTCGGGATAGTGATACCCATTCTCATTTCCCCCAGGGCCACGTCGCCCGCCACACCCAGGGGGGTATCCTTCCGCTTCCAGATGCGGGCCGCCTGAATAAGCGCCGCCTCCTGAACCATGGGAGGGTAGCACCAAACGTAGGCCGTGGCCGCCGCCTGAACCGCCGCCGTGGTTCCGTTCACGCCCCGAACCGCCGTCAGGTTGTTCCCGGAAATGGCCGTGATGTACGCCTGTTCAGCCCCCATCAGGATAGTTTGCCCGACCGCGAACTTGGTTCCGTCCGAGGCCGTGAGAGTGGTTCCGCCAGCCGTGGCTACAGTGATAGTAGCCCCCGCCGCCTTGTAGGGCGACGCGCTCTCACCATCACCGTAGCCCCACTGGCCCACAATCTTGATGGCTTGCTGACCACGCACCCAGTACGAGTAGTCGCCCTGGCGCAAGTCCAGGTCAATCCGGCTCTTGGGGTAGGAATTGTAGGGGTACAGCACGTAGTCCGTGGCCGCCAGGACGTCCTCCCAGGCCGCGTCACCGTCCGAATCCATGGCGATAGACGAAACCGCCAACAGGTCGTCCACGTAGAGCCGCGATTCGTACTCGGTCAGGCGCTCGGAGTACATATCCACCACCCGCCCGACGCCCACTGTTCCGTCGTAGTACTTTGTGGCCGTTTCCACAAAGAACCGCCGCCTGGTATGGGCGTCTATCAGGCGAGACACCGCCTCCAGCACGGCAAGCATCCGGGCCGTTTCGGCCGCCGACCAGGTCACGCCACTGGAAGGGTCAAGCACGTATTTGAGCGCCGTCACGTCGGCGTAGGTTCCGTAGAACATGGCGCCCCCCCTTTACCGAATGTACAGGTAGACAGTACCCTTTTTCGCGTCCCCTGCAGTGGAAATCGCCAGGGTTAGCTTGCTCTGGGCGACAGGGATGAAGCCCGACGTCACGTACTCGGCATTGGCCGTGTCCCTGTTCGCGCCCTGGCCCGCCAAGAGGTCAACGCCGTTCGCGTCCTTGATGGTAATGTCGTAGTTATCGGTCGGGGCGTCAGCGCCACCATCAGGGACAGTGACCAGGGCCAGAATCTCACCGTCGAACACCGCCGTAGTGACAGAGCCAACCACCGCGCCGCCGTCAGTACAAGCCCAGTCCCACACAATCCGCTTGATGGAGCCAAAAGTGTTCTCCGTGATGGTGACAACTTGTGCAGTAGGCATTATTCCTCCTCCGCCTCGCGCCGCTTACGCCTGGGCCGCTGAGGCTCCTCGCCCGCCATAATGGCCGCGTCCGTGGCCTCAGTCATTTGCCGCCCCACCTGGGCCAGCGCCGCCGCCACAGGGCCGACCACTGGGCCAGCCAGCAACGCCTCGGCAACAGGGCCGACCACTGGGCCAGCCAACAGGGCCGCGGCAACAGGGCCGACCGCCTGGAAAATGTGCGGGAGCGCCAACAGCTTCTCGGCCTCCCATTCCTCCACGTCCACGACCAGGCCCTTCTTGTACCAGGCCCGCTCAGTCTTGTAGTCGTTCAGCACACGAATCTTGACCATGGGTTCACCCCTTCTGCCAGGCCGCTTCGTTCTTGGCAATCTCGTCGGGTTTCCGCCACCCCGCGTCCGTCTCCCGATAGACCACCTTGTACCGCCTGGCCAGCGTCAACGCCAGTTCACGCCGCTTACGCTTCTCTTCGTCAAGCTCTTCCCGCGGGAGCGGTTCCTTCTCTTCTTCGTCAACGTCCTTGGCCCGCCGCGCCTTCCGAATCATCTTGTCCCTGTCAGGGACGTAGCCCTTCTTGTCAGCCATGGCCCCCTACTCCAAACTTGTCACAAAGTGACATATGCTCCGGGCGAACCAGGTTGCTCTTGCTCAACTCATCCAGCCGCGCCGCGATAATGGCGATGGCCCTTGGGCCAAGCTCTATCTCGGCCTCTTGTGGGGCCTCCATGTTCCAGAACACTTGACCAGGCCCGCTCATCCCCTGGTAGCCGCAAGCGCCACATGTTCGCTCCGGAGAAAGCCGCATTTCAGCGCCCGGATAGACCACTTCTTTACTACCACACCGCGGACACCCCTGGCTCCAGTCCTGGCCATTCTTTGGGTTCAGCGCCACCAACTCCGCCTCCGCGAACCCTATCTTGTGCTTCATTTCCATGATGAGCCGCATGGTGAGGGCGTCATGAGAGGAAGGGAGAATGTTCAGAAGAATTATCCGCTCGAACACCGTTAGCTTCATCGGGCCTCCCCTAGTAGTGGAGCGGATTGTTTGGGGCACAATCCGCAAAGCCCTTTTCTCTACGCCGTGTACATGGGAACCGTGTACAGAACACCGTTCAGGTACATTTTCAGGTGCTTGTTCTGTGTGGCTCCCGCCGCCGAATCCTGGGTGAGGCCAGTGGCCGTAGACATGTCCAGGAACGACCCCCAAGTACCCGCCATGGGGTTCGTGACGTGAATGATGGCCGAGCGCCCTGTCATCACGGAACCAAAGTTTGCAGGGTTCACGCCAAAGGCCGACACGACCGTATTGGCCGCGACCGTAGCATTGGCCGCCAAGTCGAGGAAGGACGCCACACCCGCCCGGACAGTGTTGATGCTTCCAGTGAGGGTGACGGTTCCCTGGCTCTCCAAGTGGCCCAACACGCCGCCGATATTGCCGCCAGTGTTTGTACTCGCGATGAACTTCAGCAGCGACTCCGCGCCGTAGGCTGAAATGTCGCCCGTACCAGGGGTCGTGCCGATGAGGTAGCGGAACCTGGCCGCCCTGGTCGAACTGGCCGCCAGAGCCGCCGAACCAGTGTCCGCGCAGATGGAAAGGGCCGAGGTCTTGCTTGCTGACAGCGCCACACCTGACCCGTCAGCCGAGCTTGACACGGCACCCATCGAGATTGCGCCAGTGGTCGTGAACGCGATTCCGCCGCCCACGAATACCAGGTTGTTCGCGCTCTCGTCCCAAAGCATGTAGTACCCGGAAGTGGCCCCAAAGAACTTGACGTCCAGCCCGTCATCGTTGATGCCGAACTGAATGGACGCCCCGTTCCCAACCACGTCCTCGGTAAAGATAAGGTTTCCCGAACTCCAGTATGACTTTACAGCCGTGTCGCCCATGTTCTCCTCCTTCTGCGATTGTGCCAGGCCAGGGCCAGGCGGAGGCCCCACAAGCGCCCCCGCCTGGTCGTTATGCCTGACTAGTCAATCGCGCTTCCATGAGCCGCCTGAGCGTAGCGGCTCTTGGACAGGATGGCGAGGATGCAACCCACAACTGGGTCGTCAACCGCCTCAACCCCCACAAGCTTCACGTAGTGATAGCCAGTGTGGGCGATTTCCTTCACGTCCACTTCGATGGCCAGCATGAAACCACTGGCCGCCGTATTGGTGAAGCCCGCCGTAGTGGCGTCGGTCAGGTCGCCCCAAGTGTCGTTCGTGGTCAGTTCGCGATACCGGAAGGCGATGGCGTGAGTGTTCGACGGAACAGTGTCATCACAGGCCAACACCGTCCAAGTGGACTTGCCCGTACCGCCCGTGTTCACGCCGCCATAGACCAGGAAGGTAACATGGTCATAGTTCCTGACGTCCACGATGGTACTGGCGATGGTTCCAGCGAACGCGTCCGCAATCGGGTCAAGCCCGCAAACTACATGGTTTTCCTGAGTGAAAATCATCGTGTCCTCCTTCCCTCACGCCCTGGCGTCCAGAACGACGAACGGGGAGAGCGTGTTGGCGCTATATGCGGGGGTCAGGGCCGCGTTCCAGGCGGGTTGCCCGTCTACGCGATAGACGAACCGGAAAGCCGTTTCGTCGTAGACGAAGCGCACGTGGATGCTGGAAGCGCTCTCCATCGGCCCCTTGTCAATCATCAGGTACTGCGAAAAGTCGGCCAGGATGATGTCGCCCTGGTCGCCCACCGTGTTGCACTGCTCACAGGCGATAACAGGCCGCCCGAACAGGGTCGAGTACTGCTGACCGCTCAGGCCGCCTGCTGGCATATAGATGGGTACACCACCGGTGCCGACCGCCAAGCTCATCGTGTACAACTGCGGCTCGACGTCCTGGTTAATGAGCCAAACCGCGTTGGCCCTGGAGCGCGCCCACAACCTGCTCCACATTTTCACAATGTTCTGAGCCACAACTGTGTCGGCCGCCTGGCCCGCTTCCTTGGCTACGCTGACCAAACAGGGGGAGTTCAGGATACCCAGGGGCTGCCCCGCGCCAGAACCACGGATAACCGCGTCGTCAATCATGAAGCCAAACTCCTCCGAGAACGCCTTGGAGAGAACCGCGCCCAGGGCTACCGCGTCCTGCAGTAGTTCGTCCGTGGAGTAGCACAGGCCGACCAGCTTCTGGAGGGAAAGCTGCATCTGGCGGAACTTGGGTTTGCTTGCGGTCTTCTGCTCCGCCTCGGCCGCCCAATACGCCTGAACGCCGCCCCACCTGGAGCCGTTGGCCCGGGAGGTTTCGTCAACCGCGTTGATTTTCAGCCCGTTCTTTCCAGGGCCAATCGGGATGCGGTTGACGCGAGGGGCGATGATGCCCGTTTCGTAGGTTCGGGCGAGCAGTTCATTCGCAAAGTCGCTCTGAACCAGGAAACCACCGTCCGACGGGACAACCTCGCTCATGCCGGAAGGGGCCTTGGTCAGCCGCCCGTCCACCGAACCACCTGGTACGCCAGCGTTGTAAACCGCCAGCATCTGCTCACCCAGGCTCTTCCACTTCTGCTCCTGGGTCTGAGGGGAAGCGCCGCCCCCACTGGCCGCGGCAATAGCCGCCGACCTGGTAGCGGCAAATGTCTTGGCCGCTTCGTCCACCGCGTCCTTGATTGCCTTCTTCAGTTCTTCCTCGGTCATGTTGCCCTCCTTCTTATTGGAACACCGACTGAATTTCTGCTGACACCAAACGCCGAATTGCTTCGACGTCCACAACCACGTCAGGCTCCAGCCCCGCCAGGGCCTTGGAAAGTTCCAGGGCCTCCGCCCTGGCCGCGTCGTCCAGCTTTGACAGGTCAGCGACCGCCCGCCTGGCCGTAGCCAGCGCTACTTGCGGAGCCGTTTCACCAAGGGCCTGGTTCAGCTTGTCGCGGAGCGCCAGGGCCGCTTCTATCTCGCCCTCATCCTGCAACCCGCCAGCCAAAGCCCGTTCCAGGCGAATGTAGGCCTCTTCCTTGGTGTCGGGGGCCGCCGCCAGGTCAACAAACAAACCAACAGCCGAGGCCGCCTTGAAATCGGGGGCCTCGCGCCCAAAGTCCTCGTAATGCTTGACCAGGTGATTGTACACCCCGCGCCGCTCATCGTCCGGAATGTTGACGCCGCCCCGCGCCCCGAACAGCGCCCCCATGGCCCCCACAACCGCCCGCCAGACACAAGGGTTCTCGCCGCCCGCCTTGTGATGGGGCAGTTTGTAGGAAGCCTTCACGTCCGGCTCATCCGCGTTGTACCAGGCGCACATGCGCTTCAGTTCTTCCGGTTCCGCCTTGGCTACTTCAGCGCCCGCGTCCCACTCATCGCCCATGTCCGCCAGGGGGGTCTTCTTGTAAGGAATGGCCGCCTTGTCCTCATCCTCTTCCTTGGGGCCGTTCGCCTTCAGGTAGTCTTCGATGGACTTGACCGCCCCTTTCAGGTCGTTGACAATGGCCGCGAACATGGAATGGTCTTTGGCCGAAAGGACGCGCCCTTCCTTCTGCTCGACAGGAATCTCAGCGAGAACACCTTTGGCGTACTCGTTCAGTTCCGGGGAGCCAAAGCCCTTCGCCAGGCCAGTGACCAGGGCCTCGCGGTTCGAGCCGAGGATGACATGGGAGATTTCCAACAGTTCACAGTCAGTGAAGCGCCTTCGCGGGCCAGTGGCCACACCTTCGGCCGTCACGTCCCCGTCCTCCCACTCAAACGGGATGAACCCAACCGAGTAAGCCGCCCGCCCCTTGGACGCCAGGAAGGCCGCCCAATCCGCTTCCTCATTCCCCTTCCCGACGTAGTACTGCACCCGCGCCGCCATACCGTCCGAAGTGAAGGCCAGGTTGGTCACCTCGCCAATCTGCTTCCGGAGGTCGCCGTAGTCGTGAGAGGAAACCAGTATCGGGTGCTTCAGGAAGGACTGAATCCGGTTACCCCAGGCGGAGGCCGCGATGGCTTCCCTGTCCCTGTCCTCGGCCGTGGTGCTGGCAACAATGTCGTAAGCCCCTGTTACCCCTGGAACTTCCTTCACAGGACAGATGTACAGCTTGTGAACCATGGCCCTGTCGCCCAAGATACCTCCTTGCCTTTTCGCCATTGTAACGCCTCCTTTGCTTCTAGTCAAGTTCCCAAACTGGCAGAACCGTACACCGACAGTTGATGCAGTTGGAACCGCTACCGTCGCCTGGTTGCATAACCCGCTCCCCCATGACAATGAACGGTTCATTGATGGGAATGGGGTTGGCGTTGTACTGCTCATGGGCCGCCAGATGTTCGGGCCTGGTTCGGTCGTCCATCGTGGCGAGCCAAGCCTTGTACTTCACACCGTTTTGCTTGTAGGTGAACAGTTCGGCCCAGTTCGACGCCCCCACAACTTCCGTCCGCGCCACACGTTCGGCCTTCCAGTAGACGTCCCCGTAGTACTCCTCAATCCGGGTCACCATCTGAGCAATACCTTCACCCGCGGCGGTTGCGTCCCTCAACTGGGCAATAATGTACTCTTTCTCAGTCTCCGTCACCAGGGTGGAAAAGTACTGGAGCCGCCAACCAATCCACCGCTGAACTTCGGGGTTTTGAATGTCAAAGACGTTGAGGCCCCACTCCCCGGCCGCTGTCTGCGTGGCGTCCAGCAGGACTTGAATCATCAGTGGGTTGGAGGTGTTTCTGAGCACACCTGCTTGCGCGTCCCAAAACGCCTGACCGAACAGGTCTTCCAGGGTCTTGCGGTTTGTTTCCACCCACGCGGCGTGACCGTGCTCAGTTGGTGCCGCCAGGTGTTCGTAGAAAGACTTGCCTTCCCGGAGACGCGCCACAATACGCCTACAAAGCCCCTGATAGAACCCGTTGGTCATTTCCGCCCATTTCTTCTCCCAGGGGCCCATTCGTTTAGCAAACGCCTCCGCCAGCTTCGCTTTCTGCTCCGCCGAAAGCCCCTTCCCAACTGGTTCCCCACCTGGAGCGTTCACCCCCGTTGTGGGTTTAACAGTCTTGGCCGGGGCGCTACCCAGGTTGTTCACTGGAACTGGGTTAAGCATCACAGACCACAAAAGCACCTGTCCCTTGTTTCCTTCAAGTGGGTCAAGGCCCAGGAGCGCCCGGCCCTCGTCAATGGTTAGCACACCGGCGGCCAGTCCGGCCTTCATATCGTCTCGAGCCGCGTCCCGGTGCTCAGGTGTTGGGTCGTTGTACTCAAAGGAAAGCCCCTGGGAATCAAACAGGGGAAGCAGGGCCTGGTTCAACTTGGCCCGAAGGCGCTGGAGCCTGGGCCGAACAACCCACCTGGCAAAGACGTACTCCGCCGACTCCGCCGTGGCCCTGTTCGTTGTCTCGCTGATGCCGAGCATATGAAGGGGAACACCGTAAGCCCCTAGAATCATATCCCGGTTGAGCCGCCGCTGAGAAATGAAGTCCATTTGGCTCTGTGTTACCGACACCTGTTTGTACTTCACTCCCGAGTCCAAAATGGCCACCCGATGCGCCCGGTCAACACCACCGTAGATGCTCATCCATTCGTCCCGAAGCCTGTCCGCGTCCTCGTCCCGTAGCGGTTGGTCAGTCTCCAGGGTAGCGTCGGGCCGGGCAGAGTTGAGAAAGAAGTTGCGGTTCCACTGGGAGGAAAACCGCTCAGTGTCCAGGTCAACGCTGCTTGCCTCTACCGGCCCCATTCCCTTATACAGGTCGAGCGGTGATGGGTACCGAAACCAAATGACCTCGGCGTTCTGGAAGTGTATGGTTTGGCCATACCTGCTATACGTGAACCCATTCACAAACTGTTCAGCGTCACGAACAGGAGCCATATACGACGGGGATACCGGCCATATCTCCAGGGGCGGCCCACCTGGGCGAGCCGTGGCCAGCAACAGATACGCTTCTCCGGTGAGGTCAAGGTAGGTTTGCGTGAGTTCCAAAAGTTCCTGTCCTGTCCAGAATGGGTTAGGCCTTTGCAGGATGGACAGGGCCGGATGCTCCACCTGCTCCTCACCGTCCTTGTCTTCAAGGTGCCACTCGGTTTCGCCCACCGCAAAACCAATACGGGACACCACCGAGAACAGCCAACCGATTTCCCCATACGCCTTGACGAAGCCCTCTGTGTTCTTACCTGCACCAATGGGGAAGGACGTGCCAAACCTGGAGACGTAAGGAACCGGAGAACTTTTCCTGAGCAGGCCGCGCAACCTG